GTTCCATATCAGGTGGATCGCCGTGAGGACACCGACCACCAGCGACACCGCTGCGGCCAACCACTGCACGACAACCAACGAGGAGCCGAAGAACGAAAACACGCCTGATGCCATGGACACGGTGCTGCCTACGACCGCTGGTTGAGTTGGAGATTGGGTCATCATTACACCTTCTCCAGTTCCTTGCCAGTCTCGGCCATCGCGATGCTGTAAACCGGGATGTTGCCGATCAACTGCACTCGCCATCCGTCCGCTTTGAAGCCTGCTTTCATGGGATACATCCGCTCCGTAGTCGCTGTCCATGTGAATCTCTGCACCCATTGCTGCGACCGAGGGGTCCTAGCATACACAGTTATCTGGACAGCGCCAATAATGTTGTTCAAATTCCCGATCCCGAACAGCGGCGAGCCCGCAATAGGCGTCTTTATCTGCGTCGCGATGGCCCCGAGGCCAGTAATTGGCGTCTGCGTGGAACCTGCGAAGGGCGGTTGCCGGCGCACACCGTTGATGGTCGCGAGATTCAGACAGTTCAAGGGCTTCAAAATACGCTGTGTATTGAAGCTGATGTAGTCCTGCAACAGCGAGAGCGGCACTTGGTAACCGCCGCCGTTGAATTTCACCTTGAGCGCGCCGAAGGATACCGGCTTCGGCAAGTCGAAGTCCTTGCTTATCCAGGTGTATTCGTATGGCGTGGACGTTGGCGGGTCCCACAGCCGCACTTGGTTTCCCTGCACAATATACACGTCACCGGAATATTCATCGATCTGGATCGCGCCAACGTTAGAGAAACGATCCAGTGTAGTGAGCGGGGCAAGGGCTTCGGCCGGGCTGAAGATGAACCCCGTTGCGGTGGTGTCGAAGGCGATATATTGCAGGCCGTACGGCACTGCTTGCACTTGGGTGGGTGAGAAAAAATTCTGCCACTCTTCGCGAGTAAAAAGCTGCTGAGTCGCGAGTTGAGTCGCTCCAGCGGTCGCAACAATAATTCCTTGAGGACTCGCATAGTACACACCGCTCAGCGTGGTCGCGATGCTGCGCCGAGACACGCATGGATCAATCGAATCGATCTTCTGCAACGTCACCGCTGCCGGAGACATACCCTCAGCATAGTACGGATTGCTAGTCGTCGTCACGATGATAATATTGTTGTAGATAGCGACGCCTACAATCTCAGTTTTGCACGTCTGAATGTTCTGCACGGGCCATGCGTGCGGATGATATGGATCGCTCAAGTAGAGATCGCGGCCAGTGAAGCCGACAAGGAAACCACCGGGGTGGCTGATCAATCCTTTCAGCGTTGCAGGCGGAGGGTCCCATGTGAGCGAGGGCATCACGAAGTTCAGCGCAATGATCTGGTCGAGCGCGCTGTCAGTATAGGTCGTGGTTCCGAGCGCTTGGTCAGCCACGAAGAAATACTGCGTCTCAGTGCTCGTCGAAGTAGCGACAGTGCGGTAGATGCGAATCGTGGTGATGTTGTAATTCGCGGGCGTGCCGGGCGGCACAGTGTCGAACCCGCTGATCGTCCACGTGCCAGCAGTGCCAGTCGCGACGGTGGCAGGCGACGGCGCACCTTCCTCGCCGTATGCCGACACGAACGTGTACACATAAGACCGCACGATGTCAGTGCCAGCGGGCGGAGCCACGGCAGGGGCATTGACCGGCGCGGGAATACCAAGCAGGTAGCTCGCGCTTCCGGCCTGGATGCGGGCTCGCGTGTTGTATTGTGGTGCGCCGCTATGCGCGGTCGAGTCACCGGTCCAGTAGTAACGCTCGAAACTATCTTCAAGCACGGGCGTACGAACGAAGTCCACATTTGAGTCGCTGAAGCCAACCCAGAAGTCGGAACTGTTGAGCGGGATCGGCGCGTTGACATTTGCTGGCAGTCGATACGCGCGTGAAACCTGCGGGGATCTGGTGCCGAAATCGTGGAGCGCTTGCGTCTCGTGCAGTCCACGAAGCTCGCCCGACAACAACTTGGCGTTCTGCGCAGCCGCTGCCCCGTTGTACGGGAGCAGGCGCGTCGAAACACGAGGGGCGATGCCGGCGAAGTTATCGATCTTGATCGTTGTCATACATATCTCCGACTAGCCAACTGCTCCATTATACGAAAGAAACCGTATGTTCCCAGTGTAATTGAAAACCGTGATGCCGAATTGGGTGGGGTTAGCCGCATAACTAGTGCTAGAACTCCCTAACGCCACCCAATATTTAGCATCAGCCGACGCATAAAGTGTGGCCGTCGAAGCGCCATATACAATACGCAACCATATCGGGAGCGGGCCGGTTAGAGAAAGGAAACGACCCAAAGCACCGAACGATGTCTGCGTACTGACGTAGGTCAGGTTAGTAGGAACAGCGCCAGCGGGCGATGATAGATTCAACACATAGACCGTGGGGCCGAAGCCCGACGATCCCGGTGATCCTATCGATACCGTACCTCCCGTAACAGGATCGCGAATAAAGAAAGCGAAGAAAGTCGTGCCATCAGGTCCAGCGCCATTGTACGAAAAACAGAAGCGAACATCATATGTAGACGGTGTTCCAGTCACATAAAAATAAGTACTGCCGCTCACGTAAGTCTGCGTCAGGTTAACTGCGCCGTCAGCATCAGTCGAAGGCACGATCGACGATGTGCCATCAGTCGCGGTCAACCACGCCGAAAAATTCGGAACTGTGAAAGCACCGAATGGGCTAGGGCCTCCGCCGCCGCCCGATGCAGCAACCCACTTCAAACCTGTTGCCTGCGTCGAGTCAGCGCCGAGAACTAGTCCGTTGGAGCCAACAGGCAAGCGCGTTGGAACAGCGCTATAAGTGAAGATATCGCCTTTCGTGGTTACGGGCGGCGTATACGATCCGCCTCCGCTGGTATACCAGCCGCGCACTCCCGTACCGTTGGTTCCATAAACCATGTTGTTGCCGGGGCTCGCGGTGTCGCCGACAAGCTGCAATGGGGATGCAGTAGTGCCGGCACCCTGTATAGAATCGGCGATATGGATCGTCGTTCCAGTGCTCTTTGTACCCGGCGATATAACTCCGCCAATAAATTTGATCACGCCAGCGCTGATCAACTCGCCCAACTTCACGTAGCTGTCGTTCGGGTTGCCGCGCGTGCGCGACGCAGTCTCCGTCGTTTCCTTCAACTGCGTGAGGACGATCTGATGGTTCGCAATATCAGGTGTCGGCGCTCGAATCGCGGTAGGCCCGGGAACTTGGTTTGGTCCTGCCACGAGTCACCTTACAACTTCATGATGAAGAACACCGCGTGGTACGGCGGAGATTCAACAGTGTGCGTGTGCGCCCCCATAGGCGAACCGGTCGGAGTAAACGGCTGCCCTGTAGTGCCACTCTGAATAGCGCCCGCAAACGAGTTCCGTCCGCCGACACCAGTGCCGTTGAATATATAATCGTTCGGCAACGTGAAACCCGGAATACCGATATAGTTAACGCTGCCGTTTCCAGCGGCATAATCGAACGGATGTTGGTGGGTCGGGAGGTTCGCGGCTGCCAAAGTCAGCGGAGCGAAGGCAGGAGTACCGGCGCTTGCTGCGTCTGTAACATGGGAGAAGCTGCCGGTGACAGCGAGCGACCCGCCGCCGCCGACGATGAATTGATCGCGAAGATCAGGCGTACCGCTGGTGCCGTTGCATAGCGCCCAGCCCGAAGGGATCGCAGACGATAGCCCCGCCCACATGACGATCATATTAGTTAGAACCAAAGCCGTGCCAGCAGGCATATGCGCCGCAAGATTGGCAGATGTGAGCATCACCGAACCGCCTTCAGTAGCTGGACCGCCCCCGGCCGGAACGAGAATCTGATTCGAAGTGTCTCCGGGAGACGAACGGATCGGGGTGCCAGCGAGTTCGCCACCTTGAATTGATCCGCCGCCACCGAGGGCCAACACACCTGACAACGTCGTCGTGCCAGATAGAGTATCGCCGCCCTGCTTCTGTAAAAAAGTCGCCAGCACCGCTTCGGTGATGCGTTGTTCCAAAGATGATCCTGAAGCGAAGGCGAGAGCCGTGGTGCCTTCCTGCGCGCGGGCGATGGTGAGCGTGTCACCTGTACGTCCCGTGGCGTAGACAATTTCTATGTTACCGTTCACATCTTCGAGAGTGCACGCCGCGACTTGTCCAGCGGCGATACTCGGGAACAGCGCACCTTGGCCGGCTGCGGCTACAACCGTAGTGGACGAAGGAGTGATGGCGCTTGCGATCAGCGTCGAGGCATTGTTGGCGAATACAAAAACGCTCATTAGATTTTCTCCGCCAGGTTGAACTGGACGATGTCTTCAAGTATCTGGCCGATAGTCGTGGTAGCAAGGAACTGCACTTCATACTGACAAGCATCCGCACCGTCGGTCGCAAAGAACGCGGCACCAAGAACTACGCCGTTGACGGGCGGCAGTAACGCGATGCTGTTTATCTCGAACGCCGGGCCAGTGGTCGGACCACCGACTTGGATGATATTAGCCGCTATCGACGCGATGCCTTCGCCGGACGCTAGTTGAAGGGTGTAATCCATCACATAGCGTTTGTTCTCGACGGGCGACTGGCTGAAGCGGGCTGAGAGAGTGGTCATGTTTTCACCGTCGTGTTCTCGTGAGGCATGTAAATTCGTGGCTTAATTCCTTTGGCGTCGATCAATAGCGTTGGTGGGAAGACCTTCGCACCTGCGAATTTACCATAAACGAACTGCGTTTGTGAACTAACCGTTAGATTCACAGGTGAACCGGCTGTAACTACCGTGCCGCCAGTGGGGGATTGAGCAGTAACAGTGCCCGATGGCAACGTACTAGAAACGAAAGTGATAGTGCCGACGGTCAGCGATGCAGCAATAATAAGAGCTTCTGCTATCGCGAGCGCATTGCCCACAACATTGGGAACCGTAGTGGTACAGACACCGCCGAACGGGCCTGCGGGCGTAAAATTCGCCGTGTATCGCGCGATGTTGGAGACCCGGACTTCGTCCATATAAAACGGGGGGCTTCCTGAGATATAGCCGGGGGATTGATCCCATCCGTTAGTCCCTATGGTGTAGCCACCAGTCAAAGACGAGTACGCCCCAGTTGGCATCGATTGCGTGGATGCTAATACGCCGTCTATATATGCGCTGAACACGTCAGTGCTGCCAGCGCTGGATTTCACTACAGCAAAATGATGCCATGCTCCGGTAGAAAAAGCGGCGAGTAGAACAACCAAACCTCCAGGTGTTTGGATCTTAGGGTTAAAACTACCCGCACCGTTGGTTTGAAATTGAACGCCTGCTGAGAAGGTTGCACCGCTGCCGATCAAATTGCCGAACGTGGCAAATTGCCCGTTAAAATTGTTCGGGAAGTTAAACCACCCCTCGATGGTCCATTCGGCATACACTGATAAATCCAGCGCCGCCGTCATGGGAACGTATAGCGCGCGCTGCGCTGCAAAGTCACCGAGATTCACAGCGCCGGTGCCAAACATCACTGTTCCAGTTTCAATGGTCGCGCCATTGAAAAGCGTAACGGGGTTTGCAAAACCCGACGAATCTACAGTTGTGCTCTGTCCGTTGGTGCCGTCGAGATGCAGCAACAAAAGGTCGTTCAAAAAATTAGGATCGCATGCCATGGCTTATCCCTGAAAGAACCCTTGCGCTGTTTGATCGTAGCCCACGGCGTAATTGAAGCCGAGCGGTTGGAATGGAAACCCCATGCCGTCGTCGCTGTAATACACCAATGGCGACGTAGTAGGGTCTCCGGTGTCGAGATAGATCACGAGACCCACACACAATGTCGCTGAAGACCACGCATTGAACTGCGGGATCACGCCATAGCAGTTCCCGTTGACTTCTCCGAGGCCGGTCATGAGCGCATCCTTCATGATCGCGCCGCTCGGAATCGCCGAATAGAATTTATCGCTCGGTTGCGGCGCATACCCACCGCTGACCAGCGAGGCACGGGCGTTCGCCGTCGGCCAGTTGATCCCGGCCGTAGCGAACAGGTGCCGTGCATTATTATAAACGAACGTGTTGCCACTCATCCAACAGCCCTCGGGATAACTTGTGCCGTCGAGCGGCCGGCGAACGGCGGGAAACGGAAGCCGGTGTCGGCCGGGCCGTAACCCCTGTTGGCAAGATCGCGGTACAAGAGAATTTCCTGACGAAATTTCTTTTCGTACATCATCCCAAGCTCTTTATCGGACCAGGGGCGCTTGCTCATGAGATACAGTCGCGACATCGTCCCCCAGATCAGGGCATCGACATGCTGCGTGTAGCTCTGGTCTGGAAGGCTGGCTGCCAACGAGGTGGGTACGAGCGCCGCATACACATAAAGGATGTTGCCGTATGACTTGTCCGGCACCGGATAGAGGATCATCTGATCCGGCTGCTGCATGTAGTAGCGCGACGGCGGCGCGGGCGTCCCGCCAATGAACTGCCGCACGGTCGGAAATAGCGTCAGTGGGTCCTGCGCGTTATTGAAGGGGAACAGATATGCGCCGAGGACAAACTGGAGCCGCGTGTTCTGGTCCACAGGGTTGAGGTCCACTCGATTGATACCGGAGACCACAGCGTACGGACCAACGTTCGCGCGCCATGCCGTAGAACGAGTGTAGAAGTCATTCAGGACGCGCGTGAGGACACTTTCGATCAAGGTATCGGGTGCGCCAGCGATCTGCTGTGCGACGTACTGTGCGACGTAGGTGATCGTTTGACCACCGAGTGCCGAAGAACTTTGCCCGCCGTCAAGTGTGACAATGGCCATGGCTTACATCCCCTGTAGTTGCTGCTTGAAGGACATCAGCAACTGAGTGGAGCGCGCCGTTTCGGTGTACTCGTCGTCAGCAAGCTCGATGCGGCCGGCGATGTAAGCCACCACCGGATTGAAAAACTGCCGGTCGTCTGCCGGAAAAGCGACGGCGGGCGTCGGCGGCGTCGGGTTCGGAGTGCCGTCGGGTGCCTGAAGATCCAGGACCCCGTAAGTGAGAATCGTCACCGATGTGAGAATACCCTGCGAGAAGTTCCCGATGAAGGCATCTGGCCGCACCGAGTACAGCACTCGCAGTGCCGAATTCAAATATTGAAGGTAGAGCGTATCCGAGTTGCGAGTTGGTCCGAGGACTCCGTCCACAAGAGTGGAGTCGTTTACCATCGCGCGGGCTTCGAGGATCGCGTCGTCTATCGTCTTGCTGATTGCTGTCGCCATTGCAATTCTCCTAGAACAGCAGTTCTACATTCATGCTGTATCGCCCGACGGCCGGAGCAGCAACAAAGGTTATGGTGAGGATCGGATAAGCTAATGAAAACGTATGCGTCGGAAGTGCGCCGCCAGTCGTAGTTACTGCTTGTGCACTAGCGGGAGTATTGGCTCCATTTTCAGTGAGCCAATTTTCAAAATGGGGTACTGGCGAAGACATGTTATTGTCGGGGAGAACAACATATGGGTCCCTCGTAAGGTCCAGCGTAATCACTGTGTCCGTACCGTTCCCAACGAAATCAAACTCAACAGTCACAACTTTAGAAATCGACATTTTGCTCACCTGTTTAGTAAAAAGGCCCCGTTGTCTTTCAACAAAGGGGCCTCGTTGAGACTCAAACTTGCTCGACTAGAAGCCCGAGTTCACCACAATCGCCGCGCCGACCAAGGTCGGGTTGACAACCTGGAAACCCCAGACTTGCAGACCGCGCATCAACGTACCGAACGTGCTCTCCGACCGCAGAGTTTCAACCTTGGTCATCTGCGACGCGAAGGTCAATCCCAGGCTGTGGCCGAAGTAGATCGCATATTCAGTACCGCCGCCATGACCGGTGGTGGCGTTGGTATTCAGCGCGCTGGACGCCAAACCGCCGCCGTTGCTGGCCGACGCCAACTCAGGATACGTGGTGCCAGTGGCCTGGGTGTTGCCCGCATTGCCCACCGGCAGCAAGTTGCTGACGTAGATCATGTAGCGGTCGATCATGCCGAGCCGACCGTTGCGCGCGATGGACACCGCGTCCCCGGTCAGGTACGCCTGCTGGAAGGCAGAACGCTTGATCATCGCAGCCGCCCAAGGCGGGAGAACGATCCAGCGGCCAGTCTCCGGCACGCGCTGCTCATCGAGAACCAAACCGGTGTCGATGATGAAGTCCACAATCTTACGAACGCTGAAATTCGCAGAAGTGGGGGTCGATGCGGCCACACCCGTACCTTGGCCGTCGCCGTTGGCTACCGAGCCGAGATATACCGGGATACCGGCAGTCGAGGCAGCGGTCAGCGTGTTGGCGCTGTATCCGAGATTGATTGAACCAGAGATACGGCCAGCCGCAGTTCCACGGTTCTTCGGGTCCACCAAGTTGCCGATAGAGTCGATGGTCAGAACGTTGCTATCAACGTACACCTTCATCTGCTCGGACGCGTTGTCCGCCCAGTTCGACAGCAAGTCAACGTCGGCCTGGATCTCCATCACATCGTCAAGGACGGTGTTGAAGTAGGCACCCTGGTTGATCTGCAACTGAACCAGCGGGCTCGACGGACGCTGCACGGTGAGTGCTTGGTTCGCCGCATACGCATTGATCGTGATCGTCGGATGCGTGCGGATGTTGATGGTGTCGCCGAAATTGCGAATCTCACCCTCGTAATCCGTGCTGGCAATCGCGCCCAACACCGTTGCATCGTAGAACTTCTCAACGAACTTCCCGGACCAGATGGTCGGGATAAAGACGCCGCTATACGCAGGACTCGGGTTCGAGCCAAGGTACGGGGCACCAGAAATCGGATAAGTAGCCATTCAAAACTCCCGGAGACGCACTCCGATAAAAATCATCTATTGCCGTGGTGGTCCGTCCGATCTGGACGAATCCTACCTTCTGCCGTTGCGGCTGCCATCTCTGCACTGAACGCAGCGTACTGCTCAGGAGAAATCTGCTTCCGTCTAACACGTGAGTAAAAGTCCTTTATCTCGCCTTCGGACAAAATTCTTTTACCTGATGCGCCTCCAGGAGCTTCCGCCGCGCCACCCCGGGGAACGCCAGGGGCGATCAGTGTCTGCGGGTCGATGGTCGGCCCAGAGGTTGATCTGCGATCAGAGTCTTCCTGCACAAACTTCTCAAAGATACCTACGACCCGTGTCGTGTCGAGGTTCTGAAAAGCAGTCATAAGGGCTTCCCTACGACTTGCCCCAGAGAATAAGTCAACTTGATCCAGCCATGCAAGGAAATTCTGATCCTCGTTGATGGCGGTCCAGTCAGGAACCTTGGCTGCGAGGGTCGCGAGGAGGGCCTGTTGGCCGGTTTGCATCTGCGCTTTGGCCACGGTGCCGGCCGCTTCCCGCGTCTTGGCGAGTTCACGTTCGAGCTTCGCCGCCGTCGGCTTCAGCATGTTCTGAGCCATACGGGCCATGATGGGGAGAACCTCACCATAATCCTCCATTTCCTTGTCAGTGATGCCGAGGGAGCGAAGATACTCCTCGGGTGTCGGCTCTTTGACCGGGGGCGGGGCCACGGCGGACTGTCGATCGGAAATCAGCTTGTCCATGGTCGCCTGTTGGCTGGCCAGGATCTCACGGGTCATGCGGACCTCCGCGTCATACTTCCCTTGAAGCGAACGATATCGCGCTTCCCACGGCTCAAGCTCCGTCGCCGCAGGGGAGGGCGGGGGCGGCGCGGCGGCGCGCGGTGGCTGCTCGGGAGGCGGAGCTTGATGGCTCTGCGACTGGCCGGGCTGCGGCGTGGCAGGTGTCCATCGCGTATTCTGGCCAGTGGGCATGGTGCCAGGAGTCTCGGACCCGGGCATTACCTGAACTTCTGTGCCTGCGGGTATCTCACCGGGCTTGGCATTCAATTGGGCGATCAAGGCGTTGGCATCGGCAACCTGTTTCCTTATGGCGGGGGGCAGGTTGTTCTGGGGAGGCAAAGGCGCGGGAGTGTCACTCATTGGGTGGTTCCTGTGGTGTTTTGGTGGATAGTTTTGAGGAGCTTCAGAAGTGTCCTGCATTCACCGCGCAGGGCTTCGTCCGGGTGATCCGACATTAGGAGAGCTTCCGTCTGCCGGTTGTACTGTTCTTCAATCGTATGGACATAATGACGCCAGTGGGCGTTGTCCGCGAGGCGCAGGAGGTTCTGCGCCAGTTCCTTTCGGTCAAGACTCATATGCGGCCGAACGGCCCCAAGGCTGCCATGACCAAGTCGATGTCTTCAGGGTCACGGCCCACTTTCGTGTAGTCGCGCGTGTAGACTCGGCTCGTCGGTGCCTTGTTGATATCGGCGATCCCGCCGTTGAACCGGATGGACTCGCACTTGATGCACTTACAGCCGGGGCTGCAAGGCATCTTGGTTCCACCATCCGGTGCTTTAGAGAATTCGGCCATGGTTATTTCTCGTACGACTTCTTCAGCGGATACGAAGGCGTGGTCACTACAGGGTTGTCCGCCACGTTGACTGGCTTGCGGCCGTGCGGATTGAAATCCTTCTCGGCATGCTGGCCAAGGCTCTTGCCCTTGCCGTATTCACTGGCTTCCGGGAACGAGATTGCGGGGTCATTGCACGTGAAAGTCGCACCGACTTTCTGCGAAACGACGGTATCCTCGGAGTCGGTCTTGCCGTGTTCCTTGCCTTTGTTGCGAAATTTCGCCGGATCATTGTGATCAAACGTCGGTCCAGTGACCTGTGAAGTGATGTTCCGCGCTTTGATTTTGCCGCTCATTTACTTAGCTCCGTACTGTCGGTGACTGGACATAATGCGATCCTACCCGTGTCCCACGTTACTTGCAACAGTGTTCGTGGGAACAACCTGCGGGGCGGGGATGACGCCGGGATGACCGCCCGCGCCGGGAGCGCTGGCCGCTGGGTTCGGCATAGGCGTATTGTTCCCGGTCGGGTTCGGGCCGCCACCGGCTCCGGGCGGCAGTCCGGCAAGCGGATTGAGCGCGGGGCTCGGCAGTTGGCCGGCGAGGTTCACGTTGACGTGGGGCGGTGGCGGCGCGGGCGGAGCGGGCGGCGGGGGCGGAGTATAAATCCCCGGGGGCGGCGCGCCGGGCATATCGCCGGGCTGCTTGATTTTGATCTCCATGCCGGTATTGTCGGCGACCTTCTGGAGAATCCGCGCCATCATGTCCGGTCCAATCAGTGTCTGATAGTTCGGGTTGTTGATCAGGTTCAAGAACTCCATTTGGCGAGTCAGGTCCTGCTCTTGCTTCGCGGCCTGGCGCACGCCATCGACCACGATAGTCTCATCTCCACGCAGCATCCCAGTGCTGTCCGTGAGCATGATGAAGTCGTAGAGCATTTGCAGCAGCGGCTCGAAGATATCATTATCGATGTTGTCGGCAACGTTCTGGAGAGTCTTGTTCGCGTTGTTGATCAGCATCGAGAGTCCCGACGCGGTCCGGCCAGCGCCACCGGCTGAGCCGGAGCCAGTCAGGTAGCGCGGGATCGTGGACACGTCATCGAGCATCACCGAGAATTTGTCGATGATCGTGATCAGTTCCTGTGCGTTCGATTGCGGCTGAAAGAACGAGACCGGCGTGCGATTCGGGTTCGATGGGTCGCCCGTATATTTCCAGACTTTCCAGGGGGCGAGAGTCGCGTCCTGCGTCGGGTTGATCAGTTCTTCGTCGATCACGGCCTGCGGACCCGAGGCGATGGAGATGTTGTTCACGAGCGCGCGGAGCGTCGCGTTGATCACATCGGTAAGGTCGTTCGCCAGCGCCGGAATTCCATTCCCATACAGAGTACCCGGAAGTTTATCGAAACTCGTCACGTAGTATGGCACGCGCAGACGTGGCGACGGGTTCAGCATCACTTTGAAAATGCGCTTGTCCACCATCCATGCGGTGATGAAGTACGGCTTCAGTGGATCATTCACGCCGGGGACTTTGTAATCCATGAGGTATCGACCGAGCACATGCCCGTGGAATTCGATGGCGTTGATGAACGTGTCGTCGAGGACGTTATTGCGTCCTTCCATCTGAGCGCGCTCATAATCGAAAATCTGAATCCACTCTTTGAACCCGCGCCACTCGTACGCTTGGATGATCGAGCGGATATCTTCCTCGCGATAGCCAGGCAAGCCGATCAGGTTATAGAGATCCATCACGCTCATGCGCTGGCGCTCGAACACTTCGGTGTTTTCGATCTGTGTCGC